ATGCCTGTAACTTTGGAGTTTGAGGATAATATGTATTTGCTTAAAAAAACGCCTATGATTAACAAATCATACAACGGAAGCCAATCTATTGAAAGCATATTAAACGAAGCTTTACAAGTAACAAATAGCACGTTTGGAACTAATTTTAAATGTGAAACTACTTCTAAAACCTTGGTAAGCTGGGATAATTCTTTATTGACGGCCGAAAATGAAACTTTAGCAACATTTTTAGCGAAATTAAAAAAGGATGCGTTTATATTTACTTATTTTCGTGGCGACACATTAAGAGTTGGGCGTTCAGTTTATATTGATGCAGAAGCGCAAACAAAAACTTTTGAGTTCCAAAACAATATTATTAGTTCCGATTTAAGTTTTAAAAGAAAAGACGACATGGTACTTTCTGCGGTTGCTTCAAATCATATTCAAGAACAAACAGGAACTACAAAAGACGGTAAAGCTAAAATTAAAAATTCACGCATTGAAGTTTTGGTAACTTTGCAAAATGATAAAGTAATTTCAAAAGTTGTAAAATCAGGCGATAAACCCGATCCAAATACAGATGGAGAGAGAAGGACATTTACTTTTTTAGAAGCTAAAAGCGAAGCCGATTTGATAAGATTAGCAACCGAAGCACTAAAAAAATACTATTATAGCGGACTGAAAGGAAAGTTTACAACTTTTGGAACTCCTTACGTTCAATTTGGGGATCAATGCCAAATTATAAATAATAAACTACCAGAACAAAACGGAGTTTATAAAATAAAAGGAGTAGAATATAGCGGAGGAGTTGAGGGAATGCGACAAATAATTCAGTTAGATTATAAAGTAAACATATGAGTGATTTTAATATAATTTCAGTAATTCAAAACTTATCTGGAAATCAAAACGAGGATAAAGTAAGGCTTTTACAATGCACTGTTAATAGTGTTGATTTAGGAAATAGAACGGCACACGTTACCACAATTACAGGACAAAGTACACTCGATTTCGACGTGCAATTACAAGCAGGTGTGGCTGACGGTTTGGTTATCGAGCCTTTGGTTGGTTCTATGGTTTATGTTTTAATGTCAAAATATACGTTACCATTTATAATTCAATATAGTGATGTAGTATCTTTGTCTATAAATGGAATCGAATTTGGTGGGCTAGTTAAGGTAATCGAATTAACTCAAAAATTGAATGCAATGGAAAATAAATTAAATTCAATAATTACCGCTTACAATTCTCACGTTCACTCGGCTTTAAATACGCCAACAACTTCTTTAATAGTTGGTAATTTAACGCCAACGCAACAAAATGAAATCGAAAACACAGTTATAAAACACGGTGCATAATGGCTAGAAAAGATTTTGGATTAGATAAAAATAATGATATAGCTTTTGCGAATGGTGATTTTATAATTATAGAAAGCGACCAACAGCATATAGCCGATACTATAAATGCTTATGTTGGTTGGTGGAAAGAATACCCTACAGATGGAGTAGGAATTGGTTATTATCAAAACTCAGCAGGAGGAGCGCAACAATTGGCTCGAAAGATTAAAATAGAACTTGAAAAAGATGGATATAAAGTTGATAATCCTGTAATAGAGTTTGGAACGGATGGCAAATTAAATATTTATCCAAATGCAACAATCGTTTAAACCAAGCATCGGAAGTACTATTTTAGATATTTGTTTGAATGTTTATAGTAGTTTAAATATGTTACCAAAATTAATAATTGATAACAATATTCAAAATTTAAATTTTGTAACAGGAATAAATGATACTTTTATATACGATACTGATTTTGTAGTAGATGAATTTTTACAAAATGATATTATAAAAAATGATTATAAATTTGTAACAGGTGATTTATACATACCAAATGCAAGTTTTACAAACGAAAACTATTTATTAATTGAAAGCGGAGCGATTTTACAAAGCGATGCGGGTGATTTATTTTTAATATGAGTAAAAAAATTAGTGAATTACCTCCTTATGTAGGAGCGCCAAATCCAACAGGGGATATACCTATCTCCATAAACGGAGTAAGTTATAAAATCCAACCCGATTTATTTGGAGGAAATCAAACTTTACAACAGGTATTAGATAACAATCACGAATTAGTTGATGATAATAACTTTCAAGGAACAATTGCTGGATTAGAGAATAGTGGAGTCCAGGTAAATGGATTTGGTGGTCAAGCAGCTTCTTATAACACAGGAAATAATGTCAATGCTTTAGGGGCTAAATCAGCTCAATCCAATACAGGGGGTTCTATTAATGCTTTAGGTACAGAATCAGCTCATGGCAATACAGGAAGCAATGTTAATGCCTTTGGAGATACAGCCGCTTATGGTAATACAGGAAACAATGTAAATGCTTTTGGCACAAGCTCGGCATTAGCTAATACAGGGGGTTATATTAATGCTTTAGGATTTGAGGCTGCTCTTAATAATACAGGTAATAATGTAAATGCTTTTGGGGTTGAGTCTGCCAAAGAAAACACTGGAAACAGTATAAATGCATTAGGAGGGGAATCTGCTAAAAATAATAGCGGAAGTGATGTAAATGCTTTAGGGAATAGTTCTGCTGCTGAGAACACTGGGAGTTATATTAATGCTCTAGGAATCTATTCTGCTGCTGAAAATGCTGGAAATAATGTAAATGCTTTTGGTCCAGATTCTGCTAGAAATAATACTGGGGGCAATATAAATGCTATTGGTGAAAGTGCGGCTAATGGCAGTATTGGGGATGATGTTAATGCTTTAGGAAGTAGTGCAGCTTCTACAAACACAGGAAACAATGTCAATGCATTAGGAAATAGTGCAGCATCAAATAATACAGGTGATGAGATAAATGCTTTAGGAAATAATGCAGCATTAAATAATACAGGTTATAGAGTAAATGCTTTAGGGTATGGAGCCGCTAATGGTAATATAGGCAGTGCTGTAAATGCTTTAGGTCAAGCATCTGCTCAAGAAAATACCGGGAGTGGTGTTAATGCATTAGGAAATGCAGCCGCTTATGGTAATACAGGAGATAATGTTAATGCTTTTGGTGATAGCGCTGGAGCTAGCAACACAATATCAGGAGCTACAATATTCTCAAATACTTCCATGCCTTCATATTTAGACTATGCTGCTGCATCTGCTGCTATAACCGTAGCTTTAGGAGGTTCTGCGGATTGCACATATTTATATCACGACCAAACAACAAATTCAATAGGAGCAGTAAGATTATGATAGTACAAAACTTTACAGATTGTTTAAAAGGAGATAGCTTTGGAGCAAAGACCGTTAATATATCAATTGATATTACAACAATTGATATTCGTTGCCAATTTAGACAAGGATCAAAAACAGGCGATTTAATGAAGGATGCCGTAATAACAAAAACTGGAGCAAATCAATTCATAATAGGAGATTTTATAGTTGATTGGGATGCGGATTTAACATATTACTATGATGTGCAATTTATCTACGTAGGCGGTAAAACAAAAACTTATTTTGGTGGTTCATTTAATGTTATACAAGATGTAACTCAACCCGTAATATAATGGCAGAAGAAATTATTAACATCGAAATAGTAGAGGAAGTTGAAAATATTAACATCGTAGTTGAAGAAATTATTGAGGATGTTACTATTACTATTCAAGAACCTAGTAAAACTTCCGATTTAGTTAATGATGGTGCTGACGGTGTACATCCGTTTATTACTTTGGAAGATATACCTACTTCTGCTCAAGATTTACAATCTGTTACAGATAATGGAAATCATACTACTAATGATATTATTGTAGAAAATGAAGCTTATTATAGTTTAATTCAACCAAGCGATATTGGAACTGAAAATAAAACTACAGGTTCTTATACTTATTTAGGTGGTGATGGAGAAATTGGAATTAAAACTAATAATGTAGAGGGAGTTATTAAGACTACTAATTTATCAAATGGTTTAACTTTAGAATTCCCTGATAAAGTTGGAAGTAAAACTATTGCAACTACTGAAGATATTCCAAGTATTACAGGTTTGGCCACTACAATCTATGTAGATAATCAAGATGCTTTAAAAGTTGATAAGATAACAGGAAAAGGATTAAGCACAAATGATTATACAACTGCAGAACAAACTAAATTATCGGGAATTCAAGCAGGGGCAGAAGTAAATATAAATGCTGATTGGAATGCTACAAGTGGTGATGCTCAAATTTTAAATAAGCCTACTATACCCTCTACAACTAATTTAGTACCTTACACAGGTGCTAATTCAGATGTTGATTTAGGTACAAAAAATTTAAAGGTTAATAATGTTTTTGAGGGATTTACTTCGGTAACTGCTTCGGGTACTCAAATAGTATTAATAACAACTTCAACCCCATCATATTTAGTTACAGGAAGTGGTGGGCAAACAATAAAATTACCAAATGCCACAACTTTACAAAATGGCGCAATTTTTGATTTTAATAATAATCAATCAAGCGGTGTAATTTCAGTAAATAATAATTCAAACACTTTAGTCAAATCAATCCCGTCGGGGGGTTATTTAGTTTTAACATTAATAGATAATTCAACATCTGCTGGAAGTTGGGACGCACATTTTCAAGCACCATCTAACGTTAGCTGGAGTACTAATACTTTTGATGTTCCCGCTTCAATTACTTCGGCTACTTGGAATGGTGTATCTATTGCGGACAATAGAATTGCAAGTGCTACTACTTGGAATGCAAAAGAGGATAGTAGCAACAAAGTAACTACTTTTATAGGTAATGAAACAAGCACAATTAAATTCCCAGTTGTAAAAGCTATTTTAGATTATTTTTCTGCTGCAAATATTAAAACTATTTTAGGAATTACAATTTTGTCAGGCAGTAATACTGGTGACCAAGATTTAAGCGGATATGTTCCAACAACTAGAACAATAAATAGTAAAGCGTTAAGTAGTAATATTACATTAACCACTGCTGATATTGCAGATAGTACAGGTAAAAGATACCAAACTGAAAATCAAAATAGTTATAACGATGCTACTAGTTCTATACAAACGCAATTAAATAGCAGGCTTTTAGGTGTTCACACAATTAAAAAACCTTATACTGGACAAAAAATATTACCTATTGTTAATGCTAATCCTACAGCTGCAGCTCTTGGTGTTGCAAATAGATTAATAGCAATTCCTTATATTCCAAATATATCATATACTTCAGCAGATTTATATATAAATATTCTTACACTATTAGCGGCTTCAAATGCAAGAATATTGATTTATTCCGATTTAAACTTTTCTCCTGACCAAAAATTGTATGAAAGTGCGAATTTAGATTGCTCAACAATTGGAATTAAAACAGCTACAACTTCTTTTTCTTTTGTAGCAGGAACAGTTTATTGGTTGTGCGTTCATAGTTCATCTACCCAAACATTTACTGGTTTAAATCCAATAGGTTTAATGTGTATAGGTTCATCAGGAACTGCTTTTTACACAAATGCAATAATTACTCCAACATTTGGCTCTGCGCCAACAACATTTGGAACTCCATCCTATAACTCATCAGTAACACCTTATTTAGTAGGTATAACACCAGCATAAAAATATGAAAACAATAAGAAACGAAATATACGATGATAACGGACTTGTAAGAGTTGAATTTATAGAGGTTGAAGAACAAACAACAGAAGAAATTTTGGCTGAAAAACAAGCTGAATTATTAAAGATTTATAAAGAAATACAAGATTTACAAAAATGATACAAAAAACTAATATACAAGGCATAATAGCTTTAATAATTATAGCCGTTGGTTTATATATTTTAGGATGGACTTCTCCTGAAAATGATGTTAAAATAGCTGTAGTAGGTTTAATGGGTTCTGTTATTGGTTATTATTTTGGAAACTCTAAAAAGCAAAGCAATGAATAATCACGGACATAGCTTTTTAAGTATATTTTTTGGAGCAGGATTAAGTATTTTTTCTTATATTGCCGAAAATCCACTTATTCAAGACGCGCAACAACTGTTTAAGGTTATGATTTTTGGTATATTAGGGGGTGCATTTGGTTATTTTGGAAAATTAATAGCAATTAAAATTCATAAACAATTTAAAAAATGAAAATAGGTGATTTTTATTATGATGAAATTTTAGGATATTGTGTGATTGTAGATATTTTTAAATTTAATAAAATAAAAATAAAATATAATAGCTTGAATTTACAAGGATTTAACGAAAAAAGAACTAAAATAATTACACAATATGAAACTACTTTTAAAAAGACTGCATAAAACAGATAATTCTACAATCGGAGAATTATCAATAGACGGTAAATTTGAATGTTATACACTTGAAGATGTAGAAAGAAAAGAAAAAGTTTTCGGAAAAACTGCTATTCCTAAAGGAACTTATGAAGTTATAATGACAATGAGTAACAGATTTAAAAAAATGATGCCTTTGCTTTTAAATGTACCAGATTATGCAGGGGTAAGAATTCACTCAGGAAATAAAGCAGAAGATACTGAAGGATGCATACTTTTAGGACAAACAAGAAGCAATGATTTTATAGGTGGCTCACGTGATGCAATAGCTAAATTTTATCCTAAATTAGAAGCAGGTTTAAAAGTCGGTAAAGTTTACCTAACAATCGAGTAAATGCCAAAACCATCATTTAGGTTAAAGCCATACGAAGCGATAGCTTTAGGTTTAAAAGTTAAAGACAGGTCTACTAATTCTTATCCAAAATATTATTTAAATGAGCAAGAAGTAAAAGAACTTTTAAAACTTCGTAATTTACACAAATCAGAATTTAAAGAGGTTAAAAGAACTTTAAACAAAGATGGAGAAGTAATTACAAAGGTTGAAAAATTAACCTCAAAGGAATTAATTGATATACCTTTAAACCATCAAATTAAAAGGGTTAGTACAAATGTAGGGACTAATCAGCAGTGGGTAATTACTGAACCTATAAAAGAAATTGATGTTGAAAAAGAGATTGATTTTTTAAGCATTTTTAAGGATAAAATAGAAGCTATCCAAATAAATAACAAATCTAAAAATGTAGCGAAATTTGATAGGGCTGTAATTACAGATGTACATATTGGAATGGATGTAAACAAAGACGGATTTAGTTTATATAATGGGTTATGGAATGAAGAACAGATATTTAAAAGACTTGAAATTTTTGTAAATGAAATAATTAAAAATAAAAAATCAAATACTTTATTTTTAAATGAATTGGGTGATTATTTGGATGGATGGAATGGAGAAACTACAAGAGGTGGCCACAAGTTACCGCAGAATATGGATAACCAAAAAGCATTCGATATTGCTTTATTGTTTAAAATCCGTTTAATAGATGCTTTATTTTTATATTATAATAAAATAAAATTTGTAAATATCTGTAATGATAATCACGCTGGAAGTTTTGGATATATCGTTAATTCAGCATTTAAAACTTACATAGAGTTGAAATATCCTAATAATATAGAAGTAATTAACCAAAGGAAATTTATAGACCATTACATAATAGATAATCGTTGCTTTATACTTTCGCATGGGAAAGATGATAAAAGCCTTAAATTTGGCTTTAAACCTAATTTAGATGCTATACAGATTGAAAAAATAAAAAACTATATTGATGAATATAAATTATACGGCTACAAAATAGAATTTAGTAAAGGAGATAGTCATCAGCTTTTATTTGACCATACAAGCAGCACAGCTTTTGAATATCAAAACTTTGGAGCATTTAGTCCGCCATCGGATTGGGTTAAAACCAATTTTAAGAACACATTAAGTAGTTTCACAACTTTTAATTATTATGAAACACAAAAAACAATTAACCACTTTATTTTTTAATTATGAATAATATCCCAGAACCGATTAAGAATTTACTAGATGGAGCAGCCACAGAATATGCTTCAAGTCCTTCAACAACAAACGCAGGTTTCTTTTTACGTTTGATTTGTAAGTTTATCAAACCTACAACGATAATAAAAATGTTTGCTCACAAATTAAGTTAGTTATTTGATGTAATCGGGAATGAATACCGACAAGGGTAGCACGTTGCAAATACTGCAATTTATAAGGGTTCGAATCCCTTAATGACTAATTAAACCACTCTTTTAGGGTGGTTTTTTTATATCTATTTACGTATAAAATCAAGATTTATAAGGCTTTTATATTCATTTACGTATAGTATCACTATTTATAATCATTATAAATTATCTATTAAATGCAAAATAATTAGTAAATAATTTTTGCGCATTAAATTATTGTCTATATTTGTACTCAGATAACAACAAATAAAAAATAATCAAATGAAACACTTTTTACAGCACAAAAAACCGCAATTAACATTTGCATTTATTATTTTAATTTATTTTATAACTCAAATCGTAAGAATATGAAAAAACCCGTAGGACGCCCCAAGAAGTGGCAAGAAAAAACAGAACTAAAACGCTTTCATCAGTACCTACCATTAAAAGCGTTCCCCGAAATTTTAAAAGCAATAGATGTAATTTGTAAAACATATAGAAATGACAAAATATAAAAACGATCCGACAGAAGATTACGACTTCGAGCCAAGCGTATCAGACAATTTTTGGCTATCTCAAGACGACCAAAGCGATGAAGCTAAAGAATATGTAAACGAGTTAGAAAAAAAAATTAGAGATGCTAAAAACGACTTAAAATTCCTTTATGATTTAGCAAAGCAAACGGAACTTACTTACTACGAAAATAAAATAAATCAAATAATCAATAAATTAAAATAAAATGACTAAAATAGAAATTAAAAATATTTTTGGAGATGTCCTATTTACTTACGAAGCGGAAAATGCAACTATAAAAGATGCAGTTGAAAAAGCAGTTGAAGATAAAATTCCTTTGCGTTCGGCTGATTTGAGTTCGGCTGATTTGCGTTCGGCTAATTTGAGTTCGGCTGATTTGCATTTGGCTAATTTGAGTTCGGCTAATTTGAGTTTGGCTAATTTGAGTTCGGCTGATTTGCATTTGGCTAATTTGCGTTCGGCTAATTTGAGTTTGGCTGATTTGCATTTGGCTAATTTGCGTTCGGCTAATTTGAGTTTGGCTAATTTGAGTTCGGCTGATTTGAGTTGGGCTGATTTGCGTTCGGCTAATTTGAGTTCGGCTAATTTGCGTTCGGCTAATTTGCGTTCGGCTTATTTGAGTTCGGCTAATTTGCGTTCGGCTAATTTGAGTTCGGCTGATTTGCATTTGGCTAATTTGCGTTTGGCTAATTTGAGTTTGGCTAATTTGAGTTCGGCTGATTTGCGTTCGGCTAATTTGAGTTCGGCTTATTTGAGTTCGGCTAATTTGAGTTCGGCTAATTTGAGTTCGGCTAATTTGCGTTCGGCTAATTTGCGTTCGGCTTATTTGAGTTGGGCTGATTTGAGTTCGGCTAATTTGCGTTCGGCTGATTTGAGTTCGGCTGATTTGAGTTCGGCTAATTTGAGTTCGGCTAATTTGCATTTGGCTTATTTGAGTTTGGCTAATTTGAGTTCGGCTTATTTGAGTTGGGCTGATTTGAGTTCGGCTAATTTGCGTTCGGCTGATTTGAGTTCGGCTGATTTGAGTTCGGCTAATTTGAGTTCGGCTAATTTGAGTTCGGCTGATTTGAGTTCGGCTAATTTGAGTTCGGCTAATTTGAGTTTGGCTAATTTGCGTTCGGCTAATTTGAGTTCGGCTAATTTGAGTTTGGCTAAAAACAAAGAAACTGCATATTTACCCTTATTTTGTAAATGGGATTTTTCAATTTTAGGAGATAAAATACAGATAGGATGTGAAAAAAGAACTATTGAAAATTGGGATTTATTTTTTGCAAGTAATGAAGAATTAAGTACTAAAAGAGGTACAGAAGAATTTAAACAAATTCAAGCGGTTTATAATGCTTGTAAAGCATATTTATTAACTTTAAATCAAGAATAAAATGAAATAATGGATAGAAGAATGCGAAAGTTTTAAAAATTGGTTTTCTAATCTTGGAGGTAACATAGCAAATAACGAGCAAATGATGGAAGCCTATACTAGAATTGAAGCAAAAATAATAAGTGATGATAAATTAACAATGATTTTAAAACAAGATAAAATTAACCAAATAGAAGTTACACTATGATTACATTTTTAGAATTTACCGAAGTATTAAAGTATTAAAATATGAAGCCGATGTAATGCGTTACACAAAATTAAGCGTTTACGAAAGATGGGCAATAGCACAGGAACGAAGTTTATGTTTACAACAGGATGGTAGAAAATCCTATTTAAGTAAAAAGACTTATGCAAAATGTGAGGAACTTTTACAAGAGATTAAAGAAACTAACTGGACAAGAACATGGAAACTTACTTAATTTATGCAATAGGCTTCCTTATGGGAGCTATTTGCTTTGCAAGTTCAGAAAAAATAATTGAACAATTTAAAAAGAAATAAGATGAAACAAACAGCAGTAGAATGGTTAGTAAAAAATATTCCAAATATTTTTTGGGAAGATGATTATTGGGCAGACTTATTTGAACAAGCCAAAGAAATGGAAAAGCAACAGATTATTGATGCTAGAGATAACGGATTTTTTTCCAGTGAAAATTGGAAAGGAGACTCAGAACAATACTACAACAAAAAATTTAAAAAGAAATAACTATGGGAACGATTATAGCATATACAACGATTTTATTAGTATTTCTTTTTTTAAACTTTTTTGATAATGATAAAAGATAAACTTTTAGAGATAAACAAAGAAACTTGGAACTCTGACAAATTAGAAAAAACTGAAATGTTTATAAAGGAGTTACTATTTGACTATTCAACATGGTTAATTAAATATAGACATTTAAATTCAGTTTCTTGGGGGTACACAGATAACGAACTTTTAGAAATTTACGAAAATGAAAATAGAAGATAAAATTACTAATAGCGTAATGAGTTGCCAAATTGCACTAAACCAACTCGAGCAGATAAAATATACACCTTACTATAAACAAGCGCTTAAAAACAAATTAAATAGCGTTTTAGTTGAATTAATCAAGGCAGAACAAAACCACTATGATAAGTTTTTCGAACGTGATGACAATGCTACCGATGCAGTGTATTCAGTTTTCGATACGTTTATAAAAAAAGTTAGTGAAATAGCTATTTACGATATGGAGAATATTTGTTGTATCATAGATGCGTACCGGAAAGACCAAAAAAGTATTGAAGGAATTGTAAATAAAATATTAAAATGATAACAAAAATTCAGATTATACGATTACATTTAAAAAATTGGAGTATTAACGATATAATCCAAGATACAAAATTAGAAATGCAAATTGTTTTAGATGCAATAGAAGAATATCAAAAAGAAAATTATATAATTAGAGAATCAAAAATAAATTATAATTAATTTGCATTTAATTAATAAAGTATTATATTTGCAAAACAAACGACAAGTAAGGCGGTCGAACGAAATTAACAAATCCCTCTATTTATTCCAGCCTTACGGAATTTTTAGAGGGTATTTATTTAAAAAAAAAAATGGAAACATTAGTAAAAATTATTGAAGAAAAAATGTTATTAATTGAGCAGTTAGAGGCGCAATTAGTAAAAGCCAAAGAAGAAAGCAAAAAGCAAACAGAGAGTATGCTTTACTGGTACGAAAAATTTACAGAATTATCAACTTCAAAAACTTTAGAAAATGAGTAAAGATTTATTTTTAATGATGAGAGAGCAGGAAATTCAAACGAGCAATTTCCTGCCAAACAAAAAAGAGATACAATTTAGTAGTAAAAAATTTATAACTGATGTATTAGAGACAGGTGAAACCGATAAATTTGAGTTATTGGCACAGGCTAAAAGAATGCTCGAAGCATTGGATGTAATTAATACCGAACTTTTAAAAGTAATACCTCAAGAGAATTTTGAAGCATACGGACTTAAAGGAACTTATAGAAGTGGAGGAGATACGGTTAATTACTCCGAGGATGCAATTTACACGCAGTTAAAAGCTGATTTAGATGCAAGGGCAGAATTATTAAAACTTGCTTTAAAACAACCTGTAATCGATGCCTACGGTAATGATGTCCCAAGAGTTTCGACAACACCAAGAAAAAGCAGTTTAGCAATATCATTTTAAAAATAAAAATTATGAAATTATACACAGATAGCAAAATTGAAATAAGTAAATTTATTGAACAAAATAGAACGATGCTTATAAATTCAAGAAAAGAGGCAGAGGAGATAACAAAATATAGAGGTTATTTTTATGAAATTTACGATGAAAATAAAAACTTTCTTTGTTACGGAATTCCAAAATAATAACTATATTTGCAACAACATAATAACGAGGGTAAGGCTTTCGCCCTTTCATTGAAAGCCATAAAAAATAAATATTATGAGTACAACTTCAAACCGCAGACAAGCATTTGCAAAACCGCAAAGCAACCCAGCAACAAAATTTATCGATTGGAAATCTAACGATAAATGTTTTTCTTACTACGACAAAGAAAATCAAATAAACGTTTCAATTCCTTTACCTTTTAAATTTTTAGTCCTGGATGAACTTCATACCATTAAGGGATGGAACGATGCAACTTCAAGCGGTATTTATTCCAACGAAGTAAAATTTATTTCAAAAGAACCATTAACAGTTAAACCATTTAAAGGTAATGAAATTGCTAAAGGTCTTTATAAAGATATTAAAGAAAAAATTGTAGCCGCTGGTGGCCACTATACTAAAAGCATTTACATAATGCTCGAGGATGGCTCACTTGCAAACATACAACTAAAAGGTAGCGCAGTACAAAAATGGGGCGAATTTACGCAAAAAACACGTAACAGATTACCTGATGAGTGGATAGTTGTTAAAAGTGCTTTAGAAGGTAAAAAAGGAGCAGTTAAATTCTTTACTCCAGAGTTTACATTTTTACAATCTTTGAACGATGATGAATGTAATTTAGCAGATGAGGCTTTTAATACTTTGGAAACTTATTTAAAAGCCTATTTAATAAAAGTCGATGCAATAGTTGAAGATATTGATCCTATTGGAAACGATGCAGATGGTGACGATTTAGAGTTTTAATAATTTGTTTATTTTATTTGGTTAAAACCCTGCTATAATGGCAGGGTTTGTTTATTTTCAATACTAAAGTATTGAACTTAAATGACCGTTTTTATATTTATGCAACGCAAAATGACCTCTTTCTATATACCCTATAGACCTAATAAATATTTTTTTAGGGGGGTGGTAACTAATTGAGAATTTTATCGTTTTATCGTTGCGTTTTAAATTTTTTAAAGTTTTTGTTAGTTTATTAAAATAATATTTTTATATTTGTACACTCTCTGAATTTAAGGAAAATATTATATTAATCCCATAATGAAACAGAAGTCAGAGAGCTGTGGATTTATGGGATTTCTTATTAAAAAAAAAATAAATGGAAGTAACTGTATTTAAAGACTTATTTAAGTCTAAAGACGTGCCTTTTCACGTTCCATTAGAAAAAATTATTAAAAGAATTCAAACAGGATATTCTAAAGATATTATTGAAAAAATAAGATTATCGGAAACTAAAATTGAAAGGGATTTTATAAAAAAATCTTTGCCCTGCATTTTATTTAATGGAACTTTTAGCGAAAGAAACTCAAATAGTTTAATTCAGCACTCTGGTTTAATGATTGTGGATTTTGACAAATATAAAACTGATGTTGAGATGTTTGATAACTTGCACGAACTTAAAAAAAACAAACATTTTCTTTTATTATTTATAAGCCCCAGTGGTAATGGAATTAAAGGCGTTGTAAAAGTATCTAACGAATTAGATAAAATAACACACCCCAAAATATTTACTCAATTTCAAGAAGATTTTAAGTTTGATTATTGGGATGCTTCGAATTCAAATGTGGATCGAGTTTGTTTTGAGAGTTATGATCCTGATATTTATGTGAATTATAACTCTGTAATTTATGAGCCAATTATTAGCGATAAAGGATATAGCGTACAGGAAAAATCGCCATTAATACCAATTACAGATGAGGATAAAATCATTGATAAAATAATGAATTTTAATTGGGGTAAAGGGTTTAATGATGGAGAGCGAAATTCTTTTATATTTGATATTGCTGGGGCATTTTGCGAATATGGAGTTAGTCAAAGCACTGCCGAGGGATATATTTTAAATAACGTTGTAATTGGTGATTTTTCGGAAAGAGAAGCAACCACAACTATTAAAAGCGCATATAAAAAAAGAAATTTTGATAGTAAGTTTTTTGAAGACTACACCAAAATAGAAAAAATAAAAACCGATATTAAAAAGGGTAAAAAAGAAGTTACTAAAAAATACGGCATTTCGGAGGATGTTTTTGATGAAATAAAGGAAGAACAAGAACACGACGACTTTTGGTTTTTAAACGAAAAAAATAAAGTCCAAGTGGATTTATTAAAATATAAATTATTTTTAGAGCGCAACGGGTTTAAAAAATTTTTTCCTGCAGATTGTCAAAAACCTACTTGGGTAAAAATTATATCAAATAAAGTAACTGAAACCTCTATTGAAAAAATAAAAGATTTTGTTTTAGATTTTTTATTAAAAAGAAAAGAAATTGAAACTTGGAAATATTGTGCTAATTATCCGAATTTATTTTCAGATAAAATGTTGTTAATGCTGGATAGTGTTGAATTAATGATGTTGCGAGATACTAAATTTAAGAGTTATTTTGCTTTTAAAAATGGAATTTTAGAAGTAGATAAAGACAAATATAAATTAATTGATTTTATTGATGTTCACGGGTACATTTGGGAATCACAAATAATTCAAAGAGATTGGGATGGATTGGAGTTTTTTGAAAATGAATACCAACAATTTGTAAAAAATATATCCAACAATGAGCCTATAGCAATTGAGTGCTCTATTGGTTATTTATTATCTACTTATAAGAACAAAATGAACAATAAGGCGATAATTTTAAATGATGAACTTATTAGCACCAACCCAGAGGGGGGGACTGGAAAAGGTTTGTTTGTACAAGGATTGCGACAAATTAGAAAAGTATCAATTTTAGATGGTAAAACTTTTGATGATAAAAAATCTTTCCCATACCAAACTGTTAGCCCAGAAACTCAAATATTAGTATTTGATGATGTTTTAAAGAACTTTAATTTTGAAAATAAATTTAGTTTAGTAACTGAGGGGATGACTTTAGAGCGTAAAAATAAGGATGCTATCAAATTAAAAGTAGAGGATAGCCCCAAGATGGTTATTTCAACAAATTACGCAATTAAAGGAGAGGGAAATTCGCACGATAGAAGAAGACACGAATTAGAAATAGCGCAATATTACGGCAAGAATTTAACTCCTTACGATGAATTCGGAAAACAATTATTTGACGATTGGGAGTTAGAAGACTTTAAGAAGTTTGATAATTATATGATTTATTGTTTAATGGCTTATTTAAAAAATGGGTTAATAAAACAAAATTCTAAAAATTTAAAATTGCGTAAATTCATAGCAGAAACGCAAATGGAGTTTTACGAATTTGCAGAAGATATGGAGTTACTGCCAAGAAACAAAAGAAATAATAAAACAGAACTTTATAATAAATTTATTGACGAATATCAAGATTTTAAAAAATGGCTACAGGTTAAAACCTTTGTTAAGTGGATTGATAAATATTGTAAATATAAAGAATTTGAATTTTTAGAGGGCAACACTCAAGGCAACCGTTGGTTTGAAATAGTGGATAAGAATTTAGAAACGGAAGAAGATAACGATATAATTTTTTAGTTATGAGAGTTTTAAGAGATTATCAAATAAGAATTTCAACTGATGCTGCCGAAACTCTCCAACGTAAAAGGTTAGTTTGTTTTTTTATGGAGGTTTTATTTTTTTATTAAAATATAATTTGTATATTTGCAGAAGTAGAGTCGTCGCTACAATAACAATATTATAAAATTCCAACACTGATAAAGACGACGACCTTTTGATGTGTTGGTTTTTACATTTATGGAAGTTTGGAAAAAAATTGAAGGTTTTGAAAATTATGAAGTTTCTAATTATGGAAACGTAAAAAGATTAGATAGTTTAGTTTATCAATTAGGTAAATTTTATAAATACAAAGGTCGTATTTTAAAACAAGAAACAACAAGAGGATATAAAAGAGTTACTTTAAGTAAATTAAATATTACTAAAAGATTTTTAGTTCATAGATTAGTTTCTGTTTATTTTTTAGAAAATACAAATGAAAAACCTTGCGTCAATCATATTGATGGTAATAGATTAAATAATAATTATTTAAATTTAGAATGGGTAACGTATTCAGAAAATGAAAAACATTCCTATAATATTTTAGGTAAAATAAATCCAATTAGGAAACTTACAAGTGAACAAGCTAATTATGTAAAAATAATAGGTATTAAAGGCAAAAAAGGAAATATAAAAGAATTAGCAAATAATTATAATGTTGATGTTTCTACTATTTATAATATATTAAATAATAAGTATTATGTTTAAAATTAGAGATTATCAGGTACGAATAGCGAATAATGCTACTGAAATTTTAGAAAGAAAAAAATTAGTTTGCATTTTTGCCGAAGTCCGTTGTGGTAAAACTATAATGTCTTTAGAAACTTGTAAAAAGGTAAATGCTAAAACAGTTTTATTTATTACAAAAATTAAAGCGTTTTCAAGCGTTACAGATGATTACTATAATTTCGGTTACTCTAATAAATTTGAGTTAACAGTTATCAATAGAGAGAGTTTGCACAAAGTAATTACAAATGATTTCGATGTAGTTATAATTGATGAAGTACACGGTTACGCATCCTATCCGAAACCGAGTAAATTCCATAAGGATATTAAACAACGCTTTGGTAATTTACCTATGATATTATTATCAGGTACACCAACTCCAGAGAGTTACTCGCAATACTATCATATTTTTAATCTATCCAATTACTCACCATTTAAACACGCAAATTTTTATAAATGGGCCAATGATTACGTAGATATTAAATTGAAATATTTAGGTTACGCACAAGTCAAAGATTATAGCAACGCAAGAAAAAAAGACTTTTGGCATCATATACGTTACTATATTTTAACTTTTACACAAGCCGAGGCAGGGTTTACTACTTCGGTTAACGAAATGTTGTTGGAGTGCGAGATGAAACCTATTACTTATAAAATTATCGACAAACTTAAAAAGGATTTAGTTGTTACCTCATCCACTACAAAAAAGCAAATAATAGCCGATACAGGGGTGAAGTTACAGCAGAAAATACACCAACTTTCAAGCGGAACTATTAAATTTGAAGATGGATCAATACAAGTAATTGATGACAGCAAAGCACAATTTATAAAAGAGAAGTTTGCAGGAGTTAAGATAGGGATATTTTATAATTTTGTTGCTGAATTACAAATGTTAAGTCAAGTTTTTGGAGCAGAAAACTTGACAACTGACTTACAAGAATTTAATACAACCGATAAAAATATTGCTTTGCAGATTGTAAGCGGTAGGGAGGGAATAAGTTTAAAAGCAGCGGAGCATTTAGTATTTTTTAATATTGCTTTTTCGGCTGTTAGTTACTTTCAAGCAAAAGACCGACTTACAACTATGGAGCGCAAAGAAAATACTATTTTTTGGATATTCTCAAAGGGTGGAATTGAAGAAAAGATATACAAATCGGTGCAAGGTAAAAAAGATTATACACTTTCAACATTTAAAAAAGACTATGGAATTAGAACAACAGATACAAAAGAGAATAACAACCAAATTAGAGCAAGAAGGTTACTTCGTACTTAAAATTATAAAAGCAAACAAAAATGGTTATCCTGATTTGATTGCTATTAAAAATAATATTACTACATTTGTAGAAGTGAAACGTCCAACAGGTAAATTATCAGAATTGCAGAAGGTAAGAATACAAGAATTAAGGAGTAAAGGTATTAACGTTAAAGTATGGCAAGATTATGATAAAGATTTCAAATAATGTTAGTTTAGATTTAACACTTAACGAGCAAACCTCGACAACTGGGAGGCCTATACGCCTATCGGGTATTGCAAAGAATTTACAAATAGCAGAGAAGTGGGTTAACAAATCGTTTAAAAATCATTGGATTTACACCTTTAAGTATTTAGATGCTTACGATGAATTTGTGAGTTTTGAATTTGATTATAACAATAAATTTGTAGGTATATGTCGGACATAACAATGTGTACAGGGTTAATTTGTAACAAAAAAGAAACTTGCTATAGGTACAAAGCCGAAGCATCAACTCACCAACAGAGTTATTTTGTAATACCTCCGCATAAGAATGGACAATGCGATATGTATTTGCAATATTGCCCTAAATGCAATCAATATAATGGAGTGCATAAAATGGGATGCGAAACAAGAAAAGTAACTATAAAACTATGACACCAAAAGACAAGGCAAGGGAGTTAATAAATAAATTCAATCATTTTCACGATACTGAAAAAAAAGAATATATTTTATACCAAAATCCTGCCGAGAGCATCCGTTGCGCTTTAATAGCAGTTGAGGAAGTTAGGAATTTTCACACAAATTTATTTTACGCAGCAAAAGGCAGTATATTTGATATTTATTTGGATAACGTTAAACACGAGATTGAGATATATGAAAATACAAAGATTTAAACCTATCGTAAGAATTAAAAGAGTAATGAATTTTTATTACAATAGAGGCATCAATTCCGAGAGAGTAAATAATTTATACCGTAAAATAATATGCAAAGAATAAAATTAAATGAAATTAAATTAAATCCGAATAACCCAAGGTTAATAAAGGATGATAAATTTAAAAAGTTAGTCCAGTCTATTAAAGACTTTCCCGAAATGCTCGATATTAGGCCTATTGTAGTTAATAAAGATATGATTATTTTAGGCGGTAATATGCGATACAAGGCCTGCAAAGAAGCTGGATTAAAAGAGATACCAGTAATAGTTACAGATTTAAGCGAGTAACAACAAAGAGAGTTTTTAATTAAAGATAACATAAGCAGCGGCGAGTGGGATTGGGAAGTATTAGCAAATGAATGGAACGCAGAAGAATTAGATGCGTGGGGGTTAGACTTACCAGTTGATTTTAATACCGAAGTATTAGAAGCCGAAGAAGATGACTTTGAAGTCCCTGAAGGCGGAATTGAAACGGATATTGTACTTGGAGATTTATTTGAGATTGGTGAGCATCGTCTTATATGTGGAGACAGTACACAAACCGATACATTTGAAAAATTAATGAATGGGCATCTTGCGGATTTAGTTATAACAGATCCGCCTTATAACGTTGCTTACGAGGGTAAAACAAAAGACAAGCTAAAAATTGATAATGATAATATGTCAAATGGAGATTTTTATCAATTTCTTTATGATTTTTACACTGCTCTTGGAGCTTATACAAAAAAAGGAGGGTCTTGGTATGTTTGGCACGCTGATAGCGAAGGTGCAAACTTTAGACTTGCAATGGCCAATGCTGGGATAATGGTAAAACAATGCCTTATATGGGTAAAAAATATCATGGTAATGGGAAGACAAGATTATCAATGGAAACACGAACCTTGCCTTTATGGATGGAAAGAGGGTGCTTCTCACGGATGGTATTCTGACAGAAAACAAACAACAGTTTTAAACTTTGATAGACCTTCAAGAAATGCTGAACACCCAACAATGAAACCTGTTATATTGTTTTCATATCAAATAGAAAATAGCAGTAAGCAAGGAGATATTGTAGCAGATGCATTTGCAGGAAGCGGAACTACAATGGTGGCTTGTCAACAATTAAATAGAAAGGCTTATGTTGTAGAGTTTGATCCTAAATATTGCCAAGTAATAATTGACCGAATGATTAAACTTAATCCAACAATAGAAGTAAAACGAAATGGTATAAAATATGAAAGTAATACAATCACAACAGAATAATATAATCAATACTTTTTCATCTGTAACCGATGCATCAAAGAAATTAAATATAAAAAGAGATTTGATTTTAAGATGTTGTCAAGATAAACAGAAAAGCGCAAAAGGATATAACTTCAATTACGATGGCATACGACAGGATTAAAATATTTGAACAAGCAAAAGAGGTAATAGTAAAACATAAGTTATTCTTCGTGGATGATATTGTGGCTTTTTTGCCTTGTTCAAAGCAAACTTTTTACGATTTTTTTCCTGTTAATTCTGACAAACTTGACGAGCTAAAAGAATTATTAAACCAAAATCGAACTACTCTAAAAGTATCAATGCGGTCAAAATGGTATACTTCAAACGCTCCAGCTTTGCAAATGGCATTGATGAAATTAATTGCAACACCAGAGGAATTGAAAAAGTTATCGATGCAATACATCGAGAGCGAGAATACAAATAAAAACGAGAACACCACAACAATAAAATGGGGTGATAACGAGGTAAAAGTTTAATGGAGTTAACACCAAAGCAAACTGAAGCAATGCAACTGCTACAAAGTGAGCAGTATAATTTCATTTTGTATGGTGGCGCAATTCGTGGAGGCAAATCTGTTTGGGGTTTATCCGCTTTGCTTATTATGTGCGAGGTATTTCCTCGTTCAAGGTGGTGCGTTATTAGGGAGGACATGGAGAAAATCCGAACTACTACTATACCTTCGTTTAGAAAAATAGAGCCTAGTGGAACGGTTAGGCAATCGCCTTACGAATATCATCACCCAAACGGTAGCGTTATACTTTTTAAATCAGAAAACTACTCACAGGATAAGGATTTAGATTGGATGAAAGGGTTAGAGGTCAACGGTTTTTTATTCGAGGAGATAAACGAATGCCAACAGCAAACTTTTTATAAGGCTTTTGAGAGAGCGGGTAGTTGGATAATAAAAGACAGCATTCAACCCAAGCCAGTTATTTTAGCAACTTGTAATCCTACATTTGGCTGGGTAAAGACTTTAATATACGACAGATGGAAGGATAACACTTTACCTAACGAATGGGTTTATATTCCAGCAAAGATAACCGACAACCCATATTTGCCTCAGGCTTATCTTGATAACCTTAAAAACCTACCTACTTTTGAGTATATGGTTTTCGTTGAAGGCAATTGGGATATACAACTAAAAACGGGCGGAGAGTTTTACAAATGTTTTGAAATTGATCAACACGTTAAGCATACAGCTTATAACCCAGCTTTACCATTACATATCAGTTGGGATGATAATGTTAACCCTTATTTGCCTTGTGGTATCTTCCAAATAGAGGGCAAAGAATTACGAATGATTGATGAGATAAGCGGAGTATCACCAAACAACACCGTTAAAGCGGTATGTAATGAGATTATCCGTAAGTTTCAAGGCCACGAGAGCGGAATGTTTGTTTATGGTGATGCTACAGCCAATAAATCAGATACTAAACTCGAACACGGGTATAACTTTTATCGATTGATATTAGATAACCTTGCTCAATTTAAACCTCGCAATAGAGTGCAAGACAGTAACCCAAGCGTGGTAATGCGTGGTAATTTTATTAACACTATCTTTGAAAAGAATTTCGACGGAATTAAAGTTATTATAGGAGAGAATTGCAAGACGGCAATAAGTGATTTGATAGGCTTAAAAGAGGCAAGCGATGGAACTAAACTCAAAGAAATGGGTACAAATCCACAGACAGGAGCGAGGTTTCAAAAAATAGGACATTATTCTGATTTATTTGATTATATTTGTTGCACGGCATTTAGTGTTGAGTTTCAAAATTATCAAAGAGGTAGTAAAAGTATGGGAATTTCAATAGGTAGAAACAAATCAAAAAGCGGATATTAAAAATATGTACTACATAGTCAATAAAAAAACAGGCGTAATTTCTAATTTTGTAAAGGTTAGAAGCGCGGCGAAATTCCTTAAGGAATTAAAAGGAGATAAAACCGAGGTTAAAAAAGATGAGATTATAGACCTTTGCAATATCTTTGCAAAACATAAAAATAAAATTGCAATAGATTATGAGTTACCTAAATAACAAAGATTTTCTTTTATTAATACAGGATGTAAACCTGCAACAAATAATAAACGAAAACGAAGCAATTAGACAACAAGCAGAACTAACCGCAATCGGTGAGGCTCGTTCCTATTTAATTCAAAAATATTTATTTGATGACGAATTAGCGAAAGTTGGAACAGCACGTGATCCGCAATTATTAAACTACATCATTGATATTGCTCTTTATCATTTACATAGCAGAATTGCACCGAGAAACATTCCGGAATTACGTATCACTCGTTATGATAACGCTATTTCTTGGTTAAAAATGTGTGCGCTTGGTGAGGTTACTCCTAAATTGGAGTTACAACCAACATCAGGCAGAATGATACAATGGGGTAGTAATGAACGAAATACAAACATTTACTAAATGGCATCAATTAAAAATATGTTACCAAAAGGCTTTCTTTGGTTCGGGCAACCAAATGTACCGAACATCCTAAGAAGCGAAGAAGCCAAATCCCATTTATCGAAAACTACTCTACCGATAAGGTTGGCTCGTATAAAACAAGACACTCTATCTTGGCGTACCGCTTGTGAGGAAGCAGAGAGACCTTTTAACCCGTTTAGAGTTTTGATGCAACAAATCTATATCGACACTATTTTAGACGGTCATGTAAAAGCTTGCGTTGAACGTAGAAAAGATTTAACATCTTTAAGAGATTGGCAGATAGTAGATAGTAAAGGAGAGGTAAACGATGACGTTGCTAAACTTATTAATAAACCTTGGTTTAACCGTTTTATTTCACACTCTTTAGATACTATTTTCTATGGATATAGTTTGATTGAGTTAGGCGATTGCGTAGATAACCAATTTAAAGATTTAAAAGTCACAAAACGTTGGTATGTTTCTCCAGACAGATGTGTTGTTTCTAACATGGCTTATAACTTATCCGGTACACCGTTTAAGGACGAACCTTGGAGTGATTGGCATGTTTATTTAAATACCCCAAACGAAATAGGTACTAGCGATAGTGGATATGGGTTATTTTATGAGGTGGCGGTATATCAAATATTTTTACGTAATATTTTAGGATATAATGGCGACTTTTTAGAGTTATTCGGTCAACCTATTAGAGTTGGTAAAACAAACAAAACAGAATTAGCAGAACGTGAGAACTTTGCAGAAGCCTTAAGAGATATGGGTTCAGCAGGCTGGGTGTTAATGGATGCTATTGATGACCAAATAGAACTTATCGAAAGCGGTAATGTTGGTAGTGCTTGGCAGGCTTATTCTAACTTTGAGAAACGTTTACAAGGTTTAATATCAAAACTTATTTTAGGTCATGCCGATGCTTTAGATAGCACAGCGGGTAAATTAGGAGCAACACAAGGAAGTGAAAGCCCTAGCGAGCAGGCAATGGAGGATAAACAGTCTAAAGACGGGGTGTTTATTACTGATGTTATTAATAGCGAGTTGTTTCCTAGATTAAGAAAGTTTGGATTTAATATTCCAGATGATTGTACTTTTGAGTTTAAGAATGACAGAGAAGTACACGAAAATAACGACAGGGTAATAGGTCAAGCGGTTGAGATTAAAAAAGCAGGGTTACAAATGGATAAAGACTATTTCGAGGAGCAAACAGGTATTAAATTATTTGATTTACCAGCCGTTCAGTCAAGTCCCGAACCAATACAAACGCCAACTACAAGCATAAAAGATAAACTTAAAAATATGTATAGATAATGAAACCAAATACTTTAAATCAATCGACAATAGATGCGTTATTAGTTAGACTAAAAGACGAGTTCACAGCTTATTATTTTTATCGTTCCGCATCCAATTGGTGTAAAAATGTAGGCTTCGGCAAGGCTTCGGAATACTTCGCAAACGAAAGCGCAGACGAATTAGTACACGCCAAGAAAATCGAAAACTTTTTAGTTGATTGGAATGTTGATGTAACGCTTCCTGTTATTAATACGCCACAAAGTACATTTTTAAATTTAGTAGATGTAATCGAAAAGGCCTACAATTTAGAATACACGCTTTATCTTGGATATGAATTTACAAGCGATGAGATTATCACGCGCAAGGAACACACAACTTATGGCTTTCTACAATTCTTTAGAGATATACAATTGAAGTCAGTTGCAGAATATAGTGATATGCTTAATCTATTGGATGGTGTGGATATAAGAGATAAATCGAAATTGTTGTTATTAGACGAGCATTTATTTGGTGAGTAATGAAATATACTGAAAAGCAAATTAACAATCTATTGGAGGGCATCTACGCAGGTGATATTGATGTGGATAGTCTTCCAGTAGACTTGTATAAAGCTATTTCAGCATTTTTAGTTAGCGGGCTTGGTAAAATTGACGGAACTATAAGTAAATCGATGTTATCAGAATTAACTGCTAATTTAGAGATTTTTTCGGGGTGTAAAGTTTACCATAGCGTTAGAGAAATGAGTTTGTTAAAAGATGACGAAACATTAAAAACGTTTAAGGAATTTTCAGTAGAAGCCGAAAAGACTTTTGACCAATATTACAAACAATGGGCGCAAACAGAATACAGCACAACAATAGGTCAAGCGCAAATGGTGGAGCGTTGGGAGCAAATCGAACAACAAAAAGAAACATTACCGTTTTTAAGATATAGCGCCGTAATCGATAGCCAAACAAGTGATATTTGTTTACCTTTAGACGGGATTTGTTTACCTGTAGCAGATAGCTTTTGGGATAGCAACACGCCGTTAAATCATTTTAATTGTAGATGCACTATTGAGCAGTTAGACGAATTTGATGCAGTATTAACACCACAAACCAAAGCCGATGAAGTCAGTAAAGAAATGGACGACAAAAGAGAGGATTTATTTAACTCTAATCCTTATCGTGATAAAGCTATATTTAATGAAACACACCCTTATTTCGATATTCCGAAAGAAGGTTTAGATAGTGTTTTAAAATTGGTAGACGATGGCGAATAAATTTAACTTTGGGCAAATAGCACGTAAATTCAAATCTTTGGATTTATCTTTGGATATTGCCAACACGGCAAAAATGGAGTTTATACAGAATTTCAGAAACCAAAGTTTTAACGGTAAAAAATGGGCAGAAGTTGAGAGAAGAAAACCCGAAAGCGAATGGTACAAACGAGGAACTCAAAGCGATAGAAACAGAGCAATTTTACAAGGTAAAGGAAGCGGACAACTTAGAGGAGATGTTGAAAACTCCGTTAAAGAAGGGCACAAAAACGGAAATTTAAGTTATACCTTAGTTGTAAATAACAAATATGCAGCGGTACATAATGAAGGATTGAACGCTAAAATTTACGGTAAAAAATCTTTTAAGATGCCACAAAGACAATTCGTTGGAATGACACCCGAATTAAATAAAAAACTATTAATGAAAATTAATCAAAAAGTAATGAAAATATGGGCGATATAATTCAACAAATAATAGACAGACTAAAATTAATAGAGGAATTTAAATTCGTTACTATTTGGAATAATCAATTTCAATATATGAAGGATGGTTCGCTTTATTCCTTCCCTATGCCGTGCGCATTAGTAGAGGTGCAAACAAACGATACCCAAGCAATAGGCGGATATATTCAAGGCTCGGATATTGATTTGATTATTCATATAGGGCAAGATTTTTATAACGGAACTAATATGGACGAAAATTTTAATATATTTGTTTTGCGTGATTTAGTAGTTAAATCACTTTCTCATTTTAAATCAATTAAAAGTAGTATATTTACAAAAATTAGTGAGGAGCAAGATTTTGAACACTCAAACGTTTACCATTATAAGGTACAATTTAAAACGCAATGGATTGACGAAACAGCGAAACCACAAGAATATTATACAACAGGATCAACTAATTTAGAAACGAATACATAATGGCAAGAACGATTGAACAAATCCAAGCGAGTATAATCGCAAACATACAAAATACTCCCGAATTAGTAGAAGCTAATAGCACTAGTACTCGTGCGATTTGGCGTTTATTTTCTTATGTTGTAGCTGTAAGTATTTTACTTTTAGAGCAAATCATTGACGTATTTAAAACTGAAAACGAAATTGCTTTAAGTAAAGCAATTCCAAATACTGCAAGTTGGTTAACTAAAAAAATATTTGAATTTCAATATTCAGCTATTAACCCACAAATAATACAATTAAATAATTTAATACCGTCTTACAATGTTGTTGATACTTCTTTAAGAATTATTACCCGTTGCTCTGTAGTAACAACAATATCAAATAAAGTAACAATTAAAGTAGCAAAGAATGAGCCTCCAGTTGCTTTAGCTACAGCGGAACTAGGAGCGTTACAGGGATATATTAACGCTTTAGGAGTTGCTGGCATTCAATACAATTGCATTTCACAAGACGCTGACAGGATTTATATTAATGCCGATATTTTTTATGATGGTCAATATAGTTCAACTATTCAAGGTACTGTTATAAACGCTATTAAATTATTTTTGGCAAACTTATCTTTTAACGGTCAATTGAAAATATCAGATTTAGAATTAGCAATTAGAAATATAACGGGGGTTAATGATGTTTTGATTAAGGACGTTAAAGTAAGAGATAGTTTCACAACTTTTGCAAATGGCACTTATCTTATACAAAACAAAACAACTATAAGTAGATTGTTCCCAACTATCGCAGGATATATTATCGAGGAAGATACAACAGGTCAAACATTTACAAACTCTTTAAACTTTGTTTCAAATGTATAGTATCGACTATAATCAAAAAGTGGTAGAAACGCTTGTTCCTGATAAAAGACAGCCTAAAACAACGGCTTACCTTCAGCAATTAGCAAGAGAGGTAAGCGTAAATCATAACCAACTTTTTAATATTTATAAACGCTATCAATTAGCGGTAGTTTGGACTGCTGGTTCTTATTCAAGAAATAGCAAAGTGCGTTATGGTAAAGCAATTTATGTAGCAGTAGAGCCTACAAGTGATGAGCCTAGTTATAGCAATACTTGGGCAATGGTATCGCCTAATTTTATGGGTAATGATTTTAGGCAAGCGATAAGAGGAGAAAAATTAGTTTTGGAATACGCTTTAAATACTTGGTTTGGAACTAACTTTAGACAATTACCTGCTATAAGTGATATTTATTTAACCACAAACACAATAATAGATAGCGTGTTTAGAGTTGGAAAAGTAGAGTTTGAAAGTTCAAACGTAGGAACAGACACGTCTAGCGAATTTGTTATAAATAACTATTCATTTGCAGATCAATACAATTTAACTATTAATTTACCAATTGCAACATTTAACTCTTTAGGAACTACTGACTCAATAAAAACTTCTATTGTTAGAAGTTTTGCAGATTTATACATCAGCGCAGGAATAACTTATAAAATAATTACATACTAAATGAAAAGATTAGACACAAGCGCAATAACAAGCGCAACGGCAATGCCTATAAAATCGGGAACGCTTGAATTTTTACAAGATGCTAATAAAGAAACGATAGCAAATGTAATAAAATCATTATTAGGATTTGTTCCTGATACAAATACTATTTATATTTTAAGCGGTTGTGTTAATTCAAACACAGCTCCTACTTATAATGTAAGCGCAGGAGTTGTTTATTATAACGGAGAGATTTACGAAGTAGCCGCATTTAATTTCACTACTACAGGAACACAACAAGCTTATCCTAGTTTAGTGGTTACCCAATTTACAACTGATGCAGATCCTGTTCAGTTTACGGATGGAACGCCTAGAAACGTTCATAATATTAGGACTTTTGTTGTAAACGCTACCGATACTGCTACAGGAATACCTAGTTTTGGTAATTGGTTAAAATCAGGCCCTTGGATTTATGGAGATACAAAAGAAGTAGTTTGCGATAACACATATATGGGTATTCATTTTGATAGTACTGGACTAGGTAGGTTAGAGAGAAAAGGTTGGGCAATTATGAACGGCGCAAACGGTACACCAAATGATAACGGAAAAGTTGTTATTGCTTATGGAACTGATTATACAACTTTAGGAGCTACAGGCGGAAGCCGTGACGCGGTTGTTGTGGCTCACTCTCACCAAATAAAAGCAAGGACAGGCGGATCTTCTACAGGAGACGGCGGGGCTGATTTCCCTGCGGGAGCGGACTCGTTTGTATCTACAGAAACTACAGGCGTGAGCGGTACAGGTAAAAATATGCAACCTTACATAGTTCGTTTAAGAATAATGAAAATATAATTATGAAAAACCAAACCTTGCAACGTAGAGTAACGGCTTATCCTTTGCCAAATACTCACAGAAAATTAATGGCGATAGCAGAGCGACAAGGTCGAAGTGTTAGCGGTATAATATCGGAAGCGTTGCAAGAGTATGTAAATAAAGAAAAGCCACTTAAATAGTGGCTTTTTGTTTTGCTTCCATATCGCAAATATAATAAATAAAAATACATAACGTACTTTTTACCTATTATTTAGAATTATTATAAATTTGTTGTATGATATATTGCATAGACGAAACATTGGACGAACCAATAATGCTTATTAACTCACACATCGGTTTTGATGAGGAAGATGGTATGGGTATTGATGGAAATATATTTCAAAAAGAATTGCTTTATTTAGATACTCTAGGTAAAAAAAGAATTCAAGTTTGGATAAACTCTATTGGTGGCGTTGTTATTGACGGCTATTCAATAGGTTCTACAATATTGAAAACTAAAACACCCGTAGATACTTATAACGTAGGTATTGCTGCAAGTATCGCAGGAGCGATTTTTATGTGTGGACGAAATAGAGTAATGATGGACTTTGCACAATTTATGATGCATCCAGTAAGTGGCGCAAACGATAAAAAAAGCGACAAATCATTTATGGATAGCATTTCTACTTTATTAAGTGCTAAATCCAATTTGACTCAAGAAGAAGTATCTGCGCTTATGACAGAAACAACTTGGTTAAACGCAGAGCAATGTTTAGAAAAAGGAATATGCACCGAAATTGAAAAAACGGCAAACGTAAACAAAAAAAGGCTTTCAACAGCCAATATCGATAACTTTCTTCGGGAAGCTAATTTAATCACTAATAAATTTTTAAACACAAAAAACAAAAAGAGTATGTTAAAAGTAACAAACAAACTTGGATTGAATGACGATGCAAACGAAGAAAGCATTTTAAAAGCAATTCAAGAAATCGAAAACAAAGCAATGACTGCTAAAGAAAAAATGAAAGCAGAAATGGACGCTTTAAAAGAAAAAATGGAAGCAGACAACAAAGCTTTTGACGAATTGAAAGCTAAATTTGAAGCAACTAAAGAGGACAATTGCAAAAACATGGTAACAGGTTTTGCAACACTTGGTAAAATTGCTAACGATGAAGCAATTATCAATAAATGGACTGCATTAGCATCTAACGACTTTGATGGAACAAAAGAACTTTTAGAAAGTTTACCAGTTAACAAAGTAGCTAACAAAATCGAAACAGGTGCAGGAAACGTAAGAGAGCCGCAAGTTGGGGACTACATGAGCGACTTATTAAAAGGAATTAACAACAAAAAATAAATAAAAAACTATGTCTTTAGTATTATCAACAGCGAATTATACGCAATTTGAAAAGGACTTCTTCATTACAGAAGCAGTCATTGGGTTAGACACAATCAACAACGGTTTAATGTATGTTGCTACAGGTGTAAAAAATGACCAATATGTATTCCCTAAACTTTCAGCTTCTCCAGAGTTAGTGCCGTTTACTTCTACTCCTTCAGGAAATGGAACAACTACACTTTCAAATAGAAGTGTAACTTTAGGTAAATTCCAAGCATATGAGGAATTTGAGCCTTCATTATTTGAAAACCACTGGCACAAAGACCAATTAGCGGATCGTTTATTGGCTAGAACTTTGCCTGTAACTTTCCAAAACTATTTAACTACTTACTACACACAAAGAGCATTTGTTCCTGTTGAGTTAGGTATTTGGATGGGTTCAACTTCTTACGTAACTACCTCAGGTGGTTCAGGAGAAGCAGGTGTTGGAGCAAACAGACAAATCAAGTATTACGATGGTATCATCAAAACTGCTTTAAACGCTACTACTCCAGCCTTGCAAGTTGCATCTCCTGGGACTATTACTTCTGCAAACATCATTTCTAAAATGGAAGCTGCAAAAGCAAAATTAGCTACTACTACATCAGGTATTGCAATCCTTGGTAAAGCAGACCGTTACAAAAGATTAAAATATGTAATGGGTGTTTTAGATTATCAAAAATTTGAGGACGCTTTAACTACTACTACATACAAAAATAATGACACTACCGAAAAAGGTATCAATCGTTACAAAGGTTATGAAATCGTAGTTGTTGCAGGTTGTCCAGAAAATACTTTCATTTTCGCAGAATGTACAACAGATTTAACATCTAACTTACAACTTTGTGTGACTGATATGGATAACCTATCTTTTGAAATCAATAGACTTCAAAATAATAGTACTTTGTATTTCTACAAAGCTATCATGAAAATGGGTGTAGGTATTGCTAAACCACAAGAGTTAGTAATTCATACAACTTATGTTTTAGCTGACTTTACAGCATAATAATTAATCAAACCCCGATTAATTTCGGGGTTTTTTAAAACTCTTATTTTATGTACAAAGAAGAATTAAAAGAGTTGCTTTTATCTAATACCAATATTTTATCAGTTTGGATTGATGAAAATAAAGATTGGCACACTTCCGATATTGATGGAGGTAAAGAAGTAACAAGGGAAGAAATTTTAAAATCAAAAAAAGCTAAAAATGAATAATATAACCTTTGTAAAAGGTCAAGGAGGATTAGGGCGACCTTTAGCGGGTAACGACTATATTTCTGGGCTTTTATTTTATACGGCAACTTTGCCGAGTGGTTTCTCATCTACAAATAGAATTAAACAATTTTTTTCTATTTCGGACGCAGTAACAGCAGGGATAAAAAATGACTACAGCGATGAAACACAAGCCGTAGGAGTTTACACATTAACCGTAGCAGGCGCAACAGGAGATAGCATTACGCTAAACTTTGCAGAACCTACTAAAACGGTAACGTTAGGGAGTTACGTTAAGCTTTCAACAGACACAACGGTTACATTAGTTGCTAAAGGTATAGTAAACGCTATTAATGCACTTACTTATTCTCACGGATATGTTGCTACAAGTACAGCAGGCGCAATTTCAATCACGGCTCGTAAAGGTTTAGGTATATTCCCAAATAGTGGAACGCCTTTAACTGCTACAATAGTAGGTACAATTGCAGGAAGCGTTACTACTGAATTTGCAGGTGGTGTAGCTTCTAAATTAGCGGTATGGTATTACCATATTTCAGAATTTTTTAGAATACAACCAAAGGGTAATTTATTCGTTGGAATGTATGATGTTCCAAGTACTTACGATTTTGCGGAAGTTCAAACAATGCAAACATCTACTTTAGTAAATGGAGCGATTAGACAAGTAGGTGTTTATGTAGATGCTACAAACTACACTGCTTCATTAACAACAGCTTTACAGGTTCAAGCTACCGCATTAGATGTATTAAAAATGCCTTTATCTATTGCTTTAGGTACTAACATTTTAGCCGCTACCGATATAACTTCATTAACCGATTTATCTACTTTTACTAACAACAAAGTGAGCGTTGTTATATCTCAAGATAACGGAGGACAAGGTTTATCATTATGGTACGCTACAGGAAAAAGCATTACGACTTTAGGCGCGACACTTGGAGCTGTTGCATTGGCTTCTGTTCACGAGGATATTGCTTGGGTTGGAAAATTCAATTTATCAAATGGCGTTGAATTAGAAAGCGTTGGATTTTGTAACGGAACAAGCGGTCAAAGTTCAAGCGCATTAGATGCTATTGATTTGAAACGTTATATTTTCTTACGTAAATTCCCGAACCTTGCAGGATCATTTTTCAATGACTCACATACTGCAATTTCTAAAAGTTCAGATTATGCTTATATTGAAAATAACAGAACAATAGACAAAGCAATTAGAGGAATAGATACGGCTTTATTGCCATCGTTAAATTCTCCTTTATTGTTAAACGCAAACGGAACGTTAGCAAATAGTACAATCGCTTTTCTTACAAGTCAAGCAACGGTTATTACTAACGATATGGTAAGAAACGGAGAAGCTTCTGCAATTGGTGTTTTAATCAATCCAGCGCAAAACGTAGCTTCTACTAGCAAAGTGATTGTTACGGTTAACATCGTTCCTGTTGGAGTTGCAAGAAATATACAAATTAACATCGGATTTAAAACCTCATTATAATTATGGCAACACCTTTAATCAATGGAGTTAATTACAGTTGGGCTAACGTTAAACTTATTTTGTTTGGCGTTCCAGTTGTAGGGATAACTAAAATTTCGTACAAAACGAAACAGAAAAAAGAAAACCAATACGGAGCAGGTTATGAGCCTGTAAGTAGAGGTTATGGAAATAAAGAATACGAGGGAAGTATTGAAATCTATACCGACGAATTGAAAAATATTATAGCATCGGCACCAAATAGAGATTTAATGGCTATACCTCCATTTAATATTCAAGTGGTATTTGAAGATGCTACAGGTGGCTTTTTAACACAGGATGATTTACTTTTTTGTGAATTTACTGAAGAAGGTTTAGAAGCATCGCAATCAGATACAAAATTATTAGTATCTTTACCGCTAGTAATCGGTAAAATAACTAGATAATTATGGAAAAAGTAGAAGCAAAAGCGCAAGAATTAAGCCTTAAATTGAATTGTACGGTATTACCTATCGTGTTTCACGATGAAGATACAAACGAGGATATTGTAGGATTTATTAAAGAACCTTCAAGAGTTGTAAAGTTAAGAGTTATGGATAAAGCGATGACCGCTCCTGTAACTGCTGCCGCTGAATTGTTTGAAAGTGTTTTCCTTGCGGAAGAAAGCGACAAAAGACTTATGTCAGATGACAAATACTATTTAGGCGCTACAATGGAAGCATTTAAAACAGTAGAAATGGCTGTAAATACGTTTAAAAAAAAATAGACGACTACACCATTAGTGAACAAAGTAGCGAAGAAACGAGAATGATTGCGTTACTTCGCTACTTTTCTCATTTTAGCGTTGATGTCGATAATTTAAGCGATGACGAATTTGC